CAAAATAACGATTTTTGTAGGGAACTCCAGTTTCATCTGTTACTTCTGCCTGTGGTTGACCCGCCACGGTATCGGGTTGTGCTGGTATTCCTTCCGTTACTTGAGTGGTTTGTTCCTGAGTGGCAGTCTGCTCAGGTTGTTTTTCTACTGCCTGCTGTGCTTCGGTGGAAGTTTCCGAAGTCTCCTGTTTTACTTCCTTTTGCTGTTCCATATATTAACTCCTCCTGCTTCTAACCCTCGGCTTTGGGATTTTAGGGGGAGTCCTAAAATCAATAACTAAAAATTCTATATTTACCTGTCTTATTTATTTCCCGCACTAAACCAAAATCAAAATCTTTTTTCTTTGTCATTTTTTTTATTTCTTTATCAGTGAAATAAAACATCCCTTCTTGCGGTTCTATTGTGCCTTTATATAAACCCGAAGCAATTTGTAGTGCTGTTTTGTATTTATTTTCTGCATTCTTATCGGGAAATTTTTGAGATAATGCCTGCTGATACGGCTCATTCTGGTTTATTGCCGCATAATAACCTTTTTGGATTATTTCGGGAATCGTATAACCAAACTCAATGTTGCGACCTGATTTAAAACGATTTAAGATGGTAGATCCTACCATCCGCATTGTGTCAAAATCTTCTCCTGCGGCTTCTCCGTAAATAACATTTGCCAATTCAACAACATCGTTCATTTTTTCTTTTCTCTTTTGGGTCTCCAGCCGGTTTTGCGAAGCGTGCCGTAAATGTATGCCCTTTTTCTTTCACCTACCAAACCCATCTTTTTGGCGGTCGCCATAAGTTTCCTTTCCAGTGCTTTGGGCATTATCCCTCCTTCAATGTTTCAGTATCATAATCTTTAATTATTTCCTTATCTTGATTAGTATATTCTCTTAATTCCCTTTGTGCTTTTTCCAAATTGCTTTCATATTTTGCCCTGATATTTAACAGGTACATAATGGCGAATTTGGTGATTCGGCATTCCTGAATTTGCTTTTCGTCTGTAAGCGTATGCCAGTTATCATCAATTATTTTTTTCTGTTCATCCAAATCTTCAACGATAATTCTCCACACAGGACAATTATCCAGATGTTTCAACACTTCATCGCAGTCGGATATTTCCTGGATTAAATATGCTTCATGATCTGCACCAGTCTTAACTTCCTGCTGGGGTTTTTTCTTCCTCGCCACCTAAGGGTTCGCCTCCTCCGATTTGGCTAAATACATTAGACAGAGTTTCCAGGGTTTCCTTGCCCTGTTCGTGTTGTTTTTCCTGGATTATCGCTCTTGATTTCAATGCCCTACCCTGTGCATCAGGTCGTATTCCCTGTTGTGCCAGAACTTGTGCTTGTTCGGCGTCAGTCAATTCATCCATCTTTAATTTAACTTGTGCCATCGGCGGTCTGGGTTGTGGCATAGACACTAATTCCTCCCAATTAGGAATATCTAATTCCTGATAGAACCGTTTGTAGGCATTGGCTAAATTAAGTGGAGTGATAACTCCTGTTTGAAGGGCGAACTGGTTGCCCATGCCCACCAGAATCATCTGTGCCTTCTGCATCCGCACCTGCGAATTGGTATTTTGGTCATTACCTCTCACAGTAACTTTGTAATGTCCCTGCGCTTCTTCTTTGGTTAATTTAATCGGTTCATATCCATTTTTGCCGAAATACATAAATTCATAATTATCATCTCCATATTGACACCAGAGTTCCCAAATCCAGTTAAATAATTCCTCAAATGCCATCCTTATTACTTCAGCATCAAGGGAAAAAACCATCTGCATATTTTGCCATTGTAATTGGACTTCTCCTAATGTCCGGGGTTGACGCTTGTTAATCATCGATTGAAGGGTAAAATCTATTTGTCCGATTAATTCCTCGACTTTGGATTCCAGAATCATCTGTTCCCGCTCATAAGAAAACTCCACATTGGGATTATTATTATTTAAAGGTTGAACTATATCCTGCAATGGTTGAAGTCCCTGCACAGGATATGCTTGGCCGAACAGGAACTGCACTGCATTGGGATTGAGCATACCCGCCCTGAAAACATACTGCGGAGCATTGCGAAGGGTCTGTTGGTCTATCTTCTGGTTATGTTGAATATCAATTTCTTTGACAATATCTTCAATCAATTCTGGTATTCCCCTATGGGCGAACCATCTATCGTCGGTGAGTTCATAAAATAACTTCACGAAAGGATATTTGCCTGAATAAAAGGGTAAGGATATTTTTCTTAGAATCTTGTCAAAATCGGGGGCGACCGTAATAACGCATTTCTCATTTTTATTATCGTTGTTTATATCAAACCATCCGTAAAACTCCCATATTTTCACCTTACCAGTTTTGGTAAGAATATCTATGCCTTCTCTTAAATCCTTTTCTACATCAATGTCTTTATTTTTTAATGCTTCACCTTTAGTTTCTATATCTCCTACCTCGCCTAAATCCCAACCTTTCGTTTCGGCATTTAATTTAATCGTCTCTAATGGAAGTAGAAACTCGTGAATAATCCAAGATGATTCCTGCGGATTATATCCTGCGTCGGTGGAAACATAAACTCTTTCTGGTTCACATAGGGAAACATCGGGATAATCGCAAATAATATCCTGAAATTTAACCGTGATTTTCTTCTCGCCTTTTAACAACGCCTCAACGATTCTCTGGATTTCCTGTTTATTCTCCTTTGCTACCTTGTCATTTTAATCCACATCAAAGCGTTGTATGATTGCCTGGGCTATCTCTCCGGGATTCCTTTCGGGAGCAAACAACCACATCGCCTCATTGACTGATAAATCATTCATAGATAATTCTTCAGTTCGGGTAATAATGTCGGTTTTCCAGTAAGGTTTAAGAAGGAAAAATCCTTTTTCCAGCATCTGGTCAACAGCAATAATCGCCTTTTGTTTTATCTTCATCACATCCACGATAAGATGGTCTAAAAACTTTTCAATCTTTATAGCGGTTTGCCAAGAACCGGAAGGCGATGGAATCACCTGCACGATAGGACGTATTCCAAAAATCACATTCATCAAAGAGGATTTCAATTTGCGGAGTTTAATTTCAATCGTGGGCATACGCAGATTGGAACATCCCACGAAGGGAAAAGATTTCTCCTTCTTAATCCGCATCCGCATCTTATGCCATTTAACCTGATTCTGTTCCCATTTTGTAGTCAGGGAAATCCCATCCTCAACTAATCCCTTAATCTTTTGCACCAGAGATTGCGTAGGTTTATTGGGGGGTTCCTGTTTAGGCATAATTACTTTTTTAGGCATATCACTCCTTTAATTTATTCCATAATTCGCATATTCTTTAAATTTATTTGTATTGCTTCCATAATCTTCACTCTTAATCCCTATATCAAAATAGACTGGTTGCGAAATCTGTTCGGCATAAGCCATAGTATCCACAATGTCATCCCACCGGCTTGAACCGATGGTCAGTAACTCATCCCTCGCCTCAATATGATTGGGGGTTATGTAATATTTCCCCGCCTCAAATAAGGGTTGCAATGCGGCGATAATGCGGGATTTCTTATTCCGCTTGGCTTCCCCAGCCTGTGTGTTAAAAACATTTTTCAATTCCACAAAGGGTGGATATATCTTGCGTTCCTCCGCCTTATTCACCACACTTTTGAAAAATTCCTTTTCTGTTCCCCCGGAAGGAATCCCTAATCCCGTAAGAACGGATTTATATTGGAGATACAAATTCAAAATCCCATCAATAAATTCGCCTGTCGGTTGATGGGTACGCAAATAAGTCAATAAATAACGATTCCCTTGATTGTCAATGGCTACCACCGAAGCCACTTTATAATCCGCCTTCTCATCTTCGGAATAAGCCGGGTCAACCGCAATCACGCAAGAATACTGTGCGGGTAATTCCTTCCAATACCTGAGCATGGATTCTCTGATGGGGGCAGTTTCATCAGAAATTGGGTCGTTCATATATTCCGCCGCAAATGCCCAAGAGCCTATCTCCCGTTTCCTCCTCTGTAATTTTTCGTGTCCCCACATCTCAGTCCATAACTCATATCCCGCTTCCTGCTTACCATCCCGGTATGCTTGGTATTTCCGCTTCTCCCAGCCATTATCCGCTACAAGGAGGTCAGCCAGCACGGAAAGGGGATGGATAATTGTGCCGATAACTATGAACTGACCTCCCGGAAGTAGCGTGTTAAGGCAATCCTTGAAAATCCATTCCTTGATTTTTTTCCTTTGCTCCTCGCTATCCACTGTTTCGTTAGTCTCAAGGTCATCGCAAATCAATACATCCGGGCGGAAACCCCTAATCTGCCCCTGCACACCCCTCGCCCTAATGTTTACCCTTCTTGCATTGTTCAGAATTATATGATTTTCTGTCCATTTATCACTCTCCAAATCTCCGAAGAACGCCAAAATCTTTCTATTTATCTCTAATTCCCGCTTAATCTTGCGTAACCATTCAATCGCAAGGGTCTCAGAAGCGGAAATTATCGTAATATCCTGCCTTTTCTGGAATAACGCCAGCCAAAGGGGATAGAATATGCTCACCAGCGTGCTTTTCCCATGCCCACGAGGGGAAGCAACCACCAGTCTCTCTACTTGCGGGAGTAAATCATAAATTTCCTTGTGGAAAGGCGGAATTTCAACAGTAATATAGTTTTCAAGAAAGTATCTGGCAAATTCCTCCAAAGAATTTTGGAAGAATTCATAATATTTCCTTGCTTCTTCTGGAGTCATAGTAAAATATGGATTTTACGTAAAAATGCCCTACAAATGATTTTTTGCC